TCACCCGGGGCTTCTTCTTGCCGGCCCACTTCAGGCCGATCCACGACAGGTTGCGGATCTCGCGCTTGCGCGGTTGACCGCCGGCGGCCTGGCTGTGGTGGGTGCAGTCCGGGCTCATATGGAACCAGCCCACCGGGCGGCCGCCGCATTCCTCATCCGGGTCACCTTCGAACACATCGGTGGTGTAGTGCCGGGCGTGCGGGTGGTTGGCGGTGTGCATGCTGATCGCCGCCGGGTTGTGGTTCTTGGCGACAGTCACCGGGCGACCCAGGCCCATCTCCAGCCCGGTACCGGCGCCGCCACCACCGCAGAAGAAGTCCACCACGATCTCATCGTCTTGCGGATCGAGGTCAAGGCCGTACTGGGTTTTGAAGTCAAAGGCGGGCTTTTTCTGAAATGCAGACATGGGCGGTCCTCGCCGGTGCGGCGTGAGTTGTTGATGTGGTTTGTTATCGCTTCGGGTAGGTCTTGGTCAGGTCGCCGTTGACGACGTGCCCACGGCGCAGCACTAGGTTGGCCAGGGCGGCGCGGTCTTTCTGGCTGTGGCTGGCTTGGGTGAGCAGGCCGAAGTAGCTGTTGGCGGTCTCGCGCAGCTGATCGGCTGGTGCTGCAGCGGTGCGCTTCATGGCCTGGGCCACTGATCTCTTCCGGGTTGTGCGCCGCCATGGCTTGATCACATGCCCGACGAAGTCGATGCCGCGGTCAACCGGCTGCAGGATGGTCTTCTTCGGGTTGAGCCGGGCCCCGAGCTTCGGCAGGAAGGCCTCAATCTCTGCCAGCCAGGCGTTCAGCTGTTGCGGCGACTCATGCAGTAGCACGAAGTCGTCGACGTACCGGACGTAGTGCTTGACACCGAGCCGGTGCTTGCAGAACTGGTCAAGGGCGTCGAGGTAGATGTTGGCGAAGAACTGCGACGACAGGTTGCCGATCGGCAGGCCCAGGTGCGCAGGCTGCGCGGTCAGGCGCTTGTGCTGCGGTACCCGGTTGAACAGGTGCGCCGGGCTGTGGACTTGGTAATCCTCGCGCGGGTCGTGCATCAGCACCTGCTCAGCCAGGGCAAGCCACCATGGCTCGGCAATTCGACTGGCCAGTTGCCCGGCCAGCACCCGCTTGTCGATGGCTACGAAGAAGTTGGCCAGGTCGCACTTCAGGTAGAAGGCCGGTCGTGACCAGTTCTGCGTCTGGCTGCGGATCTTCGCCTCAAGGCGCTGGGCGGCGCATAGCGTGCCGCGCCCTTTGATACAGGCGCAGCTGTCCGCTATGAAGCTGCGCTCGATGCCCGGGGCGATGTGGTTGTACAGCAGGTGGTGCACGACGCGGTCGCGGAAGTCGGCGGCCCACACCTCGCGGGGCTTGGGCCGGGTGACCACAAAGCAGATAGAGCGGCCTGGCCGGTATTGGCCGGTAACCAGGTCGCGGTGCAGCGCCGTCAGGTTCCGCTCCAGATCCATTTCGAAAGCCAGTGCACTGGCGCTGTTGCGCTTCGAGCGCCGGCAGTCGTAGTAGGCCTGGACCAGATCGCTGAACGGGTAGGGCGTTGAAGCTGCGGACGGGGCGGACGCGGAGCTCGTTGTTCTTGTCGTAGTTGTTCTGATTGCCATCATCGAAGTTCATGTTGAATGCGTTGTTGGCGGAGCGCTGCGACCTGTCGTGCTATCTACGTCGCCCTGCCGAATCTTCAGCGGGGAAACTGCGCTGGACCTACGCGGACGCTTTAGACCGGCGGTATCCAGGGTGCGCATGGCGGTGACCAAAGGTCAGCGGCACGACCAGGTTCAATTCGCACAGACCGGAAAGCCGTGACTCTCAGGTAGCGGGCGCGGTTTGGGTGGAGCGTTTCCAGGCGTTGGCCTGCTTGCCGATCGAGGTGGTGATCTCCATCGTCTTGGCGTGCTGCGGGACGCTGATAAACCGGCTGTCCTTGAACAGGCGCATCAGCAGCTCGATCACCTGGACCTTCTCGACCAGCTGGATCAGGTGTGGCCGCTTGTCCTGCGCGGCGTTGGCCCGGGCGATGAGCATCAGCACGTCGATGCACTCATCGATGACCCGCTTGCCGAGGGACTGCTTCAGGTCGCGGGGGATGTTCCGGGTCAGGTTCGTGGCCATCTGCAACAGGCCGAGCGAAGCTTTGTAGATCTGCAGGTCAACGTGCATTGCCATGCGGCTGCTCCTCCTTGAGCAACCGGCCGCAAGCGGCCGGATTGAATGAACGAATTAATCGATGAGCGACCTGCGGACGGGGCGGACGCGGAGCTCGTAGTCCTTGCCGCAGCCGTCCTGACAGCCATCATCGAAGTACATGAGGAATGCGCTGTCGGCGGAGCGCTGCGAAGAGGACCAGTACCAGTCGGCCTGGAATGCTTCAGGCTCGCCCTGGGCGAAGCCAGGTACCTGCGTCTTGGTCGGTGACTCCTTGGTGTACAGGAGCCCCACCGGCAGGCTGTTGGGGTTGTCGCCATCGCGGTTCCAGCAGTAGTTCTCACGGCTGGTCGGCTTGAAGTGGCGGTACTGCAGCTCCTGTACGTTGCGCGCCGGGATCGCCCAGTCGGTAAAGCCTCCGATGTCCAGGGCCAGGGCCTGCGTGGCCAGCTCGCTGCCAGAGGCGGCCATGGCCTCGGTATTGGCGCGGCTGTCGGTGAAGCTGTCGGCGCCGTCGATCTTCTTGCCGTACTCGCCCCACTCGCCGACCAGCTCATGCTCGGCGCCGGCGGTGATGTTGGCGTAGCGCTGCCCGTTCTCGACGGTGACGCCGGAGAAGAAGCCGCCACCGAAGGCTTGGCCGATCTCGGGAAGCTGTACTGCAGGTGCCACTTTCTCTACTGCGCTCATGTGCTGCTCCTTTGAAGGCAACAAAAAAGGCGCTGATGCGCCTCTGTTCGAATGGATGAAGGATTAAATGAACAACCTGCGGACGGGGCGGACGCGGAGCTCGTTGCTCTTGTCGTAGGTGATCTGAAGGCCACCAACGAAGTCCATGCCGAATGCGCTGTAGGCGGAGCGCTGCGAGCTCGACCAGTAGTAGCAGTCCTGGGCGAACACCTCGGGGCAGTTCACCCAGCAGTGGTAGAGCTCGGCAGCGGCCGGCAGGTAGAAGTCAGTGTGGCCATCGGCGGTGTGCTTGCTCGCGGCCCTGGCTGCTGGGTGGTCACCATTGAACAGCGTGGCGGTATTCGTCAGGCCATCGGTCTTGCTGGTCGCCTTCGACTCTTCCCGGTAGCCACCCCATGCGTGGTCGCCGATGTCCTTGGTGGCAATGATCAGGTAGTGCTCCGGCACGTCGCCGCGCGCCGCGACCAGGCCGCCGTTGATGCCGCCTTGGCCCAGCCATGGCTGGCCGACAGCAGGGATGTCGGTTGGTACAACCGGCTGAACATTGGCCGCCGGCGGCAGCACCTGGGCGAATACGCTGGCGACCGCCAGTTTTGCCAGGGAAGACGCCGGCATCTTGATCGTGGTGTCGCCGTGCTTCAGGGTGATCATTTCTGGTTTCATGAGGCTTCCTCAGGATGGCGCCGCCCTCCATGGCTGGATGCGGTCGTGTGATCAGGTCAATTCAGGATGTCGAGTTGTGCGGCGTTGCACTGCTGCTCGCCGTGCGGGAAATGCTTTGGTGCGTCTATCTGGTCGTCTTCGTCCTGGTCAGGATTGCCCAGGATCGACTTGATGCTTTCGTCGCTGAATCTTCGCGCCACACTTTCGCTAAGTAGGATTTCGTGGCGCGGATAAGTCGTAAATTTGATGAGTTCTTCGTCGGTCATGAGGTCCATCTTCATGATCGCCACCTGCAGCAACTCACTGGTGACTGACATACTCGCCCTGGCCTTGACCCGATTCAGGGCCTCTTGGATGCCTGGCCGAACCTTGTGTCGAAGCTCCTTTTCTCCAGCAGCCTTTTTCTTCTTGGCGGATTTGTCGTTCCGCTCCTGCGGCGTCATCGCCATTCAGCACCCCCTTCAGTCCGCTAGGCGGCAAGTGAATCTGTGCCCGGCGCTGGTGGCGCTGCAGGGCCATTCGTTTGAGTTTCATGGGTGAGTTCCATATCGACGTCGTGCCAGCCCGCCAACCACCAACCGCCGTCGACGGTCATATTGCCGAAAGGCTGGGAGAGCCGGCACTTACCGTCTTGGCGGGAGGCCCGGCCCTGGTAGTAGGCTGTGGGGTAGGTGAGGCGAAGCTTGCGGGCTTTCATGGCTACGCCCCGGATAGGTAATGCAGCGGCGCGAACGGGATGTCGTCGTCGAAGTTGTCCGGCGGCGCGGACTGCTGGTTCTGTTGCGGCGCCTGGCGTTGCTGGTGCTGGTGCTGGTGCTGGCGTGGCTGTTGCCGTTGTTGTTGTTGTTGTTGTTGTTGTTGTTGTTGTTGTTGTTGTTGTTGTTGTTGTTGTGGCTGGCGCTGTTGGCCGCCGCCCTGATTGTCAGGCCGGCCGCCCAGCAACTGCATGGTGCCGTTGATATCGACGTGCACCTCGGTGGCGTATCGCTTGATCCCGTCCTTCTCCCACTCGCGGGTCTTGAGTTTTCCCTCGATGTAGCATTGGGAGCCTTTGCGTAGGTACTCGCCGGCAATCTCGGCCACCTTACCGAACAGCACCACGCGGTGCCATTCGGTCTTCTCGACCTTCTGCCCGGTCTGCTTGTCGGTCCATGCCTCGCTGGTTGCAATGCTCAGGTTGGTGACCGCATTGCCATTAGGCAGGTATCGGACTTCCGGGTCCTGGCCGCAGGTTCCGACCAGGATGACTTTGTTTACTCCGCGTGCCATGGGAACTCCTAGCGCTGCAGTGCTTTGCGAACGAATGGGTCGAGGTCAGGTTGGTTGAGCAGCCAGCGGCGGTAGTCGGCCGGCAGATCACTGAACTTGGCGCCTTTGTGTTTGCCGAAGCCGATCACAGTCGGGATGCGGGCGTCTTCGGAGATGGTCCAGAGCTCTTCCCAGTCGGCCACCCGGCGGCCCAACTCGGCAGCCAGGGCGTCGAGGATCTTGATCAGCAGCAGTCGGCAGTTCTTCACGTCGTCCACGGCGGCATGGGCGTTGCGCAGAAGGCCCGGCGCTTGGTAGCGGTAGTGCAGGTAAATCATCGCCGATTGCGAGTGGCTGTCGGCGTCAGGCCACAGGCGACGACTCAGCGCCGCGGTGCAGATCCGCTTGATATCCGGCTGGCCAATGACGCCCCAGTCGTAGTCGACATTGTGGCCGATCAGGTACTCGATCACGGCGGGCAGTTTGAACTCGGTGTAGTCCGGGCAATCCACCAGGTCCTCGTCGAGGATGTGGCTGGTGGCCAGGGCGCCAAGTTCGATTGGCTTGCCCGGCTTGTAGCGCTGGAGGAATTCAGTGGTCACCTGCAGGCTGAGAATGTCAGCCAGTTGCAGATATGCGGCCTCGACCAGTTGCGGGTGGTTTAGGCCAGTGGTTTCGCTGTCGAAGATGCAGGCGTTCATGCCGATTGCTCCTGAGGGCTGAGTTCGAACTTGCGTTGGTCCTTGGCTGCGTTCAGCTGCGCAAGGAGGTGAGGGGACTGTTCAAGGACGCGGTAGGCAGCCGAGAACACGCTCTGCAGTTCCTGCATCGTCTCCGTGAGCGGGATCTTCGACAGGGCCTCTTCGAGCGCTGCGGCCTGCAGGTCTGCCTGCGATTTGCCGTCGTCCAGCCAGGCGAGAAGGCGCCTGCCGGTGTCCGGGCTGACGACCTCCGGCTGATCGAATAGCCTGGTGCGGTCCTTGGTGGCCACGGCTACGTTTCCGTCGTGCACCAGGTCGAGCACCACAGTGAATTCGTAATCCGATCCGTCGCGCTGCTCGGACTTCATGCCGAGCTTGAGGATCTTCTTGCCTTCGCCCTGGACCGTCTCGGTTTTGCTGCGCATGGTGCAGATGATGTGCAGCGGGCTGGTGAGGATGGTGTCGACCAACTTGCGGTGGCGCGGCGTAGTCTCGTTCCAGGCCGACCAGGTGTTGCCCTTGTAGCGCTGCTTGGCGATCGCGTCGTTGATCTCTAGGCATCCGCCAGAGCCGACCCACTCGTGCGAGTAGCTGTCGATGATCAGCGTCGAGTAGCCGCCGACCTCGGCGGCCTTGATGGCATCGATGTACCGCTCGGGCGAGTACGGTGCGCTCAGCCCCATGACGTCGAAGTCAGTGAGGTCGGCGTACAGCGATGCGCTCTCGTGCTCGGTGTCGATGACAGCGATCTTGCCGCCTAGGCCCATTGCCAACAGTAGAGCGGAATAGGTTTTGCCTGATCCAGATGGGCCGGTAAGTGCTAGCCGTAGCCTTGCCTGCTTACGTTCGGCTTTCTTGAACATTAGGATGTCCTCAGTTCGGTTGGTTGTCCCACTGCCGCTCAATGCGCGCAGCCTCTTCTTCGTACTCTTCGCGCTCATCGCCCTGGTACCGCTCAGGCGAGAACGCTCCGGCCGTCATCCAGTCGAACTGGGCGGCCAAGCGTGGCGTGGTGTTCATGGGGAGCCTCAGGAAGTGGCTTTGGCGATCGTGCGCTCGAAGCGGGATGCCAATTCAGCGTTGACCTCAGCCTTCTTGAGGCTGTCGTCGGTGTTCTTGGCGCGGTGAAGCGTTTCGTAGCGCCGAAGGGTGGCGGCGGCATCAACAAGGTCAGCCAGCAACTCGGGTGCTGCGGTGATCAGGCGGGCGTCCGCGCGGTCCTGATCGACGTCTTCCGGGTGGTAGCAGTAATCCGGTATTTCCGCGATCACCTTGTTGTTTCGGTTGCAGAAGATCTCGCAGCCCTTTTTGAGTTCGAGCGTGATCGGGTGACGAACCTCGAACTCGCTGAGAATCCAAGGGCCTGGCCTGTGCTTTTGTGCGGACATACGAGTCTCCCGCGCCATCCATGCGGTGGGCGCTGATGTGGTGGTTATTGAGTGATCCGGTCAGCGAGAGCGCTGAGCAGCATCAAGAGGGTGCAGACGGTGAGGGTGGTGGCTGAGCCGCGCAGGAAGTAGAGGCGGCGGGCGCGCTGAAAGGTGGTCATAACTCCACCAGTCGGCCGCGAGGGTCAATGCCCCAGTCGCCTTCCATGAATGCGCTATCGTCGCGCTGTTCGGGCTGTTCAGCCTCTTCGCGCTGGCAGTTCTGCCCACCACAGTGCGGACATTCAGTGTGCGTGAGGTTACTCATCGGACCCATCCAGCGAATGCCGGCTTGCCCGCAGTTATCGCAGACCATGGTCATGGCCGAACCCTCACCGCAATCCGGCCGCCCTTCATGGTCGCGCTCAAGCGACGGGGCAGGCTGGCCACCGACATTTCCCGTGGCAGGCCGACTGCCTCGTTGAAAGGAATGCCGAAGCTGATCACCGCCAGGGTGCGTTCGATCTGCTCGATCTGTTCGTCGATCAGGGATTTAATCGGTGCCGTTGTCATGCTGCCCCCTTGAACTGCGTGTTGTAGCGCTCGTAAATCTGGTCGATCCTCGACCTGAAGTGGCGATGTTCTTCGTCAGTGATTACCCGGAGCAGGAAGGCCAGGGTGATCGATGAAGTAGCCGCGGCGCTGGCGTTTGGCTTGCCGAGGTCTCGTATCAGGTTCTCGATCTCGCCTTCGATCCAGCTGACTGCGGTCTGATGGTTGCGCTGCTCCTGGCTCATACGGCCCTCCTGGCGGCTGCTCCAGTCCCGCAAATCGCCTCCATTTTGTTGAGCGCTGCGGCAATCGCCTTTCTGCTGCTTTCCTTCCTGAAGGCCTCTTGCTGCCTCACCATCGCAAGCCACGCCCGATTGTTCTCGGCAGCCTGTTCAGGTGTTACGCCTTCAGCCCAATGCACGTCGTCATTGCCGGACAAGCGACGATCCAGCGCACGTGCCTGGGCGCTGTCTGCGTACAGCTCATGGTTGCGATTCATGGTCGCCTCCAGGTGGTGGGTTACTCGGTGGGTGGCGCCAAGAACGGCTGCCAGTGCGTTACACGGTGCTCGTATCGAGAACCGTCCATGTAGCGCCAATCAATGCCGTTCCAGTAGAGGAAGTTCGATCCATTGGCGAAGAACTGGGCGCGGCGTGCCGGCGTGTAAGTCATCACGCGGGCCTTGCCGCCACCCTTGGGCAGCTCTGGCAGCCTGTCGCTGCACTTGATCCAGCCGCTCATGGCTTCACCCGGGCGGCTAGCATGGCGTCCGCGTATTCGTAGGCCCAGGCTGAAAGCTTTGGTACAGCCTTCGCACCGCAGTTCTCCGGCTCTTTGTGCGGCTGGCCGATCATCGCTGCCAGCGCCTTGGCGGCGAAATAGTCGCGGATGGTCAGCCCGAAGCAGGTGCCATGTCCGCCATAGTCGCTGGCCTGGACTGGAAACGCTGGCTGCTCGCCTTGCGCGGCGGGCTGGCAGTCGAAGCAGATGCCGCCGACCTGCTCGGATTCTTCGATGCAGCTTGCGCAGCGCAGGCAGCGGCCCACGCCAGAAGGTTCTGGTGGCTGGTACATGGTTTGTCCTCTGGACCGCATTGGTCAGGAGCCAGGCGCGGGCGACCAAACCCACCGTGAAAGGTGGCCTGGCGCCTGCCAATGCGGTCGTATGTGAAGGGAAGGGGATGCGGGAGCTGTAGAACAGTGGTGGGTGAATAGCGTTTCGACTTCGCAGCTCATATC